GGCCTGCCGGCCGCCGGGGTAGCGGCCCTGCGGTCCCTGGCCGACCAGATCGACCAGCTGGAGCGGCAACTGCGGTCCATCTACGCGAAGCCCTATGACCGGGTTCCGTTGGCGTCCCTGGTACGGGAGTTCCGCGACACCTACGAACAGACGTTCGCCGCCGCCCAACGTGCCGAGGATCCTTTGACCCGTGCCCTCGCTGACTTCCTCACCGCCGACCGCGGAACCCAGGTTGGCGACACCCCGGAACCCGGCCCGGCCGACTGACGGACACGCCGGCGCGTTCGTCGCCCACCTCCACGGCCGACCCTGGGCGCCGCACCAGCGGCTGGCCGCCGACGTCCTGGGCGAGCTCCAACCGGACGGCCGGTACGTCTACCCGTTGGGGGTGGTCCTGCTGCCGCGGCAGACCGGAAAAACCACCCTGGTCACCGACCTGGCCCTCGGGCGGTGTCTGCTGTACCGGGACTATCGGGTCGCGTACGCCGCCCAGACCGGGCACGTCACCACCGAGCGCATGCAGGAGCGGATGGCCGAGCTAGGTGACGGGCCGCTGTCGTCCCGGGTCCGGGTCCGCCGGTCGGCCGGCACCGAACGTGTCTCCCTGCCGGGCCGCTCCTATCTGAAAGCGTTTCCCCCCAAACCCGGGGCGCTGCGCTCCAACGCCCTGGACCTGGTCATCGTGGACGAGGCCCAGGAACACGGCACCGTGCTGGGGGAGCAGCTGGACCTGACCATCCTGCCGACGTTCACCACCCGCCCCCGCCGGCAGCTGGTCCTGGTCGGCACCGCCGGCACCGACGCCTCGGACTACCTGCGCCGCTACCTGGCCGCGGCCCGCGACCGGCTCCCCGGCTATTGCGTCATCGAATACGGCGCCCGCGACGGCGACGACCTGGACGACGAGGAGACCTGGACCCGCCGCCATCCCGGCCTGGCCGTCGGGTTGACCGACCTGGACGCCCTGCGCACCGCCCGGGCCGCGATGGGGCCCTCCGGGTTCGCCCGCGAGTTCCTCAACATCTGGACCCGCACCGGCGCCCGGGTCATCGACCCGACCGACTGGGCCGCCTGCCAAACCGACGACGACCGCCCGGACGGGCCGGTAGCGTTCAGCTTCGAGGTCGCCGCCGACCGGTCCGCCGCCGCCATAGCGGCCGCCACCCCGGGGGGATGGGTGGAACTGGTCGAGCGGCGACCCGGCACCGACTGGCTCTACCAGCGGTGCCGGCAGCTGCAAGCCAAGCACGCGGCGCCGTTCGCCGTGGACCGGTGGGGTGCCTCCGGCCCGTTCGTGGACGCCCTGGAGCGCGCCGGCGCGAACCTGCTCGTCATGCGCACCGGGGACGTCGCCAACGCGGCCGCCGGGTTGACCGACGACGTCGCGGCCCGCCGCCTGCGGGTCGTCCCGTCCCCCTCCCTGTCGGATGCCGCCGACGCCGCCGTTCAACGGTCCCTGTCCGAGGGTGGGTTCGTCTGGTCCCTGACCGGGTCGTCGGCCGACGCCCTGCGCGCCGTGTCCAACGCCCTGTGGGGTGCCCGACACCTGCCGCCGCCGCCGGCCCGGCCCGCCGCCTACGCGCTGTAGGTCCCGTCCGGGCCGTATGTCGGTAGCCCGGTGATAACAAGGGGATTTGTGGGCCGCAAGCTGCTGACGTTGGACTGTTCGAAGTCCACCGCACTCGCGGTCTGTGCCTGCGGCTGGCGGGCCGGCCCGTTCACCAGCCGACAGGGCGCCCGGGTCGCGTACGGGGCACACCGTGACGCCCAGCACCCGAAACAGGCCGCGGACGCCGCCTCTGCCCGGAGGCGACGCCCGTGAGCCTGTGGGAACGGCTGTTCCCCCGCATCCCCGACGTCGGGTGGATCGACCAGCTGCAGCCGCAGGTGGAGGCGTGGACCGACAACTCCCACCTGTACGACGTGGTCCTCTCCGACCTGGGCATCGACACATCGAGTCTGCCGTTGACCCGGGCCGCCGCAATGCGGGTCCCGGCGATGGCCCGGGCCCGGAACCTGACCTGCGGCACCATCGCGGCCCTCCCCCTGGTGGCGATGCGGGCCGACACGCCGGTCGAGCCGGCCCCCTACTGGACGTCCGGCACCGACGGGCAGATCGGCGACCTGACCCCCGAACACCGCCGCAAGTGGCTGATAACCCCGCAGGCACCGGTGCACCGCATGCTGTGGACCGTGGACGACCTGCTGTTCCACGGCGAGTCGCTGTGGCTGGTCACCGCCCGCCTGGCGACCGGGTTCCCCTCCCGGATGCTGCGGATCCCGTTTGACCAGTGGAGAGTCGAGGACGGGCAGATCGTGGACACCGACATGGAACCGATGCCGGCCGACGACCTCGTTTGGATCCCCGGCCCCAACGAAGGGGTCCTCGGGTTCGGCTGCTCCTCGCTGCGGATCGCCTACGACCTGGAGCACAACGCCCGCGACGTCGCGATGCGGCCACTCCGCCTCGAAGCGCACCAGACGTCCGCCGCGGAGCTCACCGAGACCGAACGCACCAACATCGTCACCCAGATCCGGGCCGCGATGGCCGACAACGATGGCATCCTCTTCACGAACAACGCGATCGAGCTCGTGGAGCACCGGGTGGACTCCGACGCCCTGCAGCTGGGCGCCCGGAACGCCTCCGCCCTGGACGTGGCCCGCCTGGCGAACATGCCGGCCATGATGCTGGACGCCACCACCCCCGGCGCCTCGCTGGAATACCAGACCATGACCGGCCGCAACCAGCAGTGGCTGGACTACGGCCTGGCCCTCTACATGGACCACGTGGAGGCGCGGCTGTCGATGGACGACATCCTGCCGGCCGGGCAACGGGTCGCGTTCGACACCACCGACTGGACGGCCCCCGACGCCTCCCCCACCGGCCCACCCCTCCCCGACTAAGGACTCCGCGTATGTGGCTCACCAGTACCACTCCGCTCACCGCCGCCGACGACCAGACCCGCCGTCTCGCCGGGGTCGCGATCCCGTACGGGCAGGTCGGCTACACCTCCGCGGGGCCGGTGACCGTGGACGCCGGTTCCATCCGGATCCCCGACAACCTCCGGGCCGTGAAGCTGTTCCTAGAGCACGGCCGCACCACCCCCACCGGCTACACAGCGGACGCCGACGACACCGACGTACGGCTCGCGATGGGTTTCCACGTCGCTAGGACCCCCGATGGGGACCGGGCCCTCTTGGAGGCGTCGGAGGGGATTCGGGACGCCCTGTCGGTCGAGCTCAACAACGTCCGCATCGAAGGCGGGCACGTGGTCTCCGCGGAGCTCGTCGCGGTCGCCCAGGTGGCCGTCCCCGCATTCGAAGGCGCACAGCTGGTGGCGACCCTCACCGACGAGGAACAGGCGCAGGTGCATGACCTGGCGCAACAGATCGTGGACACCACGACACCCCCCGACGAGGAACCAACCGAGGAACCAACCGAGGAACCAACAACCGAAGAGGAATCGACCATGCCCGACGACACCACGACCACCGCATCCGCGCCGGCCCCCCTTAACGGCGTTTCCGCCCGGCCCCGGAGCATGGACTTCCACGCCGCGTGTGCGCACCTGGCGGCCGCGCACCAGAACGGCCGGTCCCTCGTGGCCGCGTTGACCGACATTCTCCCGGCCGCCGATGTCGGCATGGGATCCCTCGGGCCGCAGTGGTTGGGTGAGGTGTGGACGCCGGTCGCTTCCCGGCGCTATTTCGTCGAGGCGATCAATCGGGCCAACCTCACATCGGGTCTGAAGGTGTACGGGTGGCAGTGGGACACCTACCCGACCGTGGACACCTACGCGGGCGACAAGGGTCCGGTGCCGTCATCCGAAGCCTCGACGCAGGCCGCGGAAGCGGACGTGGAACGGCTCGCCGCCGGGTGGGATCTGGACCGGATATTCGTGGACCTGGGTGCCCCCGGTTTCATCGAGGCGTTCTTCCAAGCGGCGGCCCGCGATCTGGCGATGAAGCAGGATGCGGCCGTCGGGGATGCCCTCGAAGCTGCGGCGACCGCGGACGGGTCGCAGGCCGACGTGTTCGCCGCGATCGCGGACGCGGCCGCGTCCCTGGCCGCGCGTGGCGCCTCCATGTCGTTCTGCGGGCTCGCCCCGGACCTGTGGGCCGAATACATCTCCACGAACACGGCTACGGTGCCGTGGTGGGTGCCGAACGGTGCCGACCCCCGGCTCCGTTCGCAGGAAGGCACCGCGGCGGACGTGCCGTTTTTCATGGCACCGTCACTCACCGCCGCGACCCTCGTGGCCGGGGACCGGGACGCGGCCACGTTCTATGAGCCTGCGTCGAACCCGGTCCGGGTGACCGCGGTCAACATTCCGAACGGCGGCGTGGACCTGGGGATCTTCGGATACCACGCCATTCTCGTGAACGACGCCCGCGGACTCTCCAAGGTCACGGTCACGTGAGAACGGGCCACAGGGCCGCCCTGCCGGTCGAACCGCGGGACCCGACGGATACGGGTCTGGCGTTCGATCCTGCCGCGCACACGATCGCGGAGGTGCAGTCCTACGTGGAACACAATCCGGCGCAGTGCAAGGCCGTCTATGCGGCAGAGGAAGCGGGTAAGGCGCGGGTTCGCCTGTTGGACTGGCTCCGAGTCACGTGTTGGCCGGAAGGGCAGGCCCCGGCGTGAGTTGGCTGGATCCCGAGCTCGTCGCGGAATGGCTCCGGTTGAACCTGCCGGGGCCGGCCGTGGACGATGACGAGCTGGTCCGCGTGTGCGAAGCCACGGAGGCGTATGTGCAACGGTGCCGGGCCGACCAGTACACCGACGCCGACCCGCCCGTCTACGACCCCAACTCCGAGGTGCTGCAGGGCGCGGTCATGTACGCGTCCCGTGAGATGCGGCGGCGGAACAGTCCGGCCGGGATCGAACAGTTCGCCGACGGCGGCACCACGTTCGTCTCCAAATACGACTCCGACATCGAACGGGCCCTCCGGACCGGTTCGTGGAACATGCCCGGAGTGGGCTAGTGAAGTCACGGGACGCCCTGCAGCAGCTAGCGGACGCCCTCACCGCCGGCGGGGTACCGACCGCCATCGACCCCCGGAACGTGAACCTGCCCGGCGGCTGGATCAAACGCGTCTCCCGGGTCCCGGACCTGCTGTGCGGCGGGGAGACCCTGGTCGTCCGCCTGTGGCTCATCTCCCCCGACATCGGCACCTATGACGCCCTCGGGTATCTGGACGACATGTACGACCTGGCGTCGGTGGTCCTGCTGCCGAACACCGGGACCCCCTCCACGGATGCGACCGCCCTGCTCCCCGATTCGGCGACCCCGTACCCGGCCACGTTCTACGACTCCATGTTCCAGATGACCGACGACTAGAGGAGAAAACCACGTCATGCCTATCGCCACCTACTCAGTCACCGACGGGATTCTCGAAATCGGGGCCGGGCCGCTGGACGTGTCCTGCCAGGTCAAAGCCCTGACGATCGAACCCACCGAGAACGTCACCACCGACGAGGCCGTCCACGTGCTGTGCGGGGAGACCCTGCCCGCCTCCGACACCGCCGACTACACCTACAAGATGAAAGGGTCGATCCTGCAGGACCTGACCACGGGCGGGTTCGTGGACTACACGTGGAACCACATCGGCGAAGAGGTCGCGTTCACGTTCTGCCCCAACACCACCGAAGCCCGGCAGGTGACCGGCACCGTCCGGGTCGTCCCGTTGACCATCGGCGGGGAGTCCCCGAAGCGGGCCACCTCCGAGTTCGAGTGGTCGATCATCGGCACCCCGACCGTCGGCGCCTACGTCCCCTAAGCTCATGGGTTCGTTTCAGATCACGGCACCGCCCGTGGCGGACCGGTTGGCCGCGACCGGGGCCCGGCTCGGAGACACGGCCACGCTGACCGGGCCGGCCGCGGACGCGATCCTGAGGTTGGCGGGTCCACGGACACCGACCCGTACCGGCCGCCTCGCCGCATCCGCGGCCGTCACCGCCGACGGGGTCCGGTGGGGTGTCGGCTATGCCGTGTTCGTGAACTACGGCACCCGGCGGATGCGGGCCCAGCAGTTCGCCACCGACGCCCTCGAAGCCGCGGAGACCGAAACCGACATCCTCGCCGCCGTCTGGGCGGCCGACATCCTCGAAGGGACCTGAGCGCTGTGGAGATTCACCGGTTCGACGTGCATGTTGCCGCGGAGGGTATCGACCTGGAGAAAGCGCTGGACACCGGCGAGTACCAAACCCACCGGGTCACGATCCTGCACCCCGACCAGCTGGTTGCCGAACAGGCCGGACCCCGGTACGGACTCGGAACCGACATTCGGGCCCGCCCCATCGACTACTCCACACTCTGGTGCTGGGTGGCGCTGCAGCGAATTGGGGTGGAGGTCACCGAGTACCCGCTGTGGAAGCAACGGGTCTTGTCCATCGACAAGATCAAGGACCCGGCCGGGGGGGATGCACTGGACCCTACGACGCCGGGTCCCGTCATCGGCTCGCCCTAGCCCTGGGTGCCGGCGACCTGTGGCCGCCCGTGGCGCAGTGGCTGGACCCGGACCTTGACGAGCGGCTCCTAGCCACCGCGTTGGACATATTGGAGGAGAGGCGAAACCGTGAGTAACCCGGTCGAGCTCGTCATCAACGTCACCGCCGACGTCTCCGACGTTACCTCCGGGTTCGACGCCGCCGGGGCCGCGGCCCGCGATATGGGCGACGACATCTCGGCGGCCGCGACCAACGCCGACGACTCCGCACGGCGGATGGACGGGCTTGCAGACTCCACCGACAACGTCGCCTCCAAAACCGGGATCATGACCGGCGCGTTGGGTGCCCTCGCGGGCGGCCTGTCCGCGGTCGGACTGGAGAAGTACGGCGGCGCCCTCGAAGGGGCCGCGGTCGCGACCGATGTCGCCTCCGGCGCCTCCGACCTGTTGACGTTGGCTCTTGAGTCCAACGTCGTGAAGACCGTTGCGGCGACCGCCGCGGAGCTCGCGCACAAGGCGGTGACCGTCGTGTCTACGGCGGCCACGATCGCGATGACCGCCGCCCAGCGGGCGTTGAACCTGGCGATGTCCGCGAACCCGATCCTGCTCGTGGTGACCGCCCTCACCCTGATCGTCGGCGGCTTGATCCTCGCCTACAACAAGTCCGAGACGTTCCGCAACATCGTCAACAACCTGGGCGACAAGGCCCGCGACGTGTTCGACAAAATCAAGGGATGGGTTCAGGACGTTTGGGAGAAATTCCAAGACCTCGTGGACGACGTCCGCGGCATCGGTGGAACCATCTCCAGCCTGCTGTCGTCCGCGTTCAAACCGATCGACACCGCAATCGGCTGGGTCAAGTCACTCATTGACTGGATCTCCAAGATCGACTTCCCCGACATCCCCGACATCAACCCGTTCGGCCGCACGGTCGCGACCGGGCTCCCCACGGCAACGGCGGGGACCGTGTCGGCACCGGTCACCATCAACCTCACCGTGAACGGGGCCATCGACGCAGACGGCACCGCACAGACCATCATCACCCTGCTTGACCAGTACCTACGCCGTACCGGGGCCGGCCCGCTGGTGCTCACATGAGCACCACCTACACGTTCTCCACCTATACGTGTGTCAAGTACACGACCGCGGACGGGTCATTCACATGGACACCCCCGGCCGGGACCACGTCCTACGACGTGTTGATCGTGGCCGGCGGGGGCGGAGGCGGCCTACAGGGTAACGGCGGCGGGGCCGGCGGTGCCGGCGGCGTCCGGTGGCTCACCGGACAATCCTGCACACCGGGGGTCGGCATCTCCGGTTCGGTCGGGGCCGGCGGGACCGCCGGCACCTCACCTAGCACGTTGGTTGTGGGTGGGGACGGTGGCACCTCGACGTTCGACAGCAACACCGCGACCGGCGGCGGCGGGGGCGGTGCCGGTACGTCCGGGTCCGGTGCGAATAACGGCCGGGCCGGCGGGTCCGGTGGGGGCGGGTCCGGGGCAACATCCGGTAACACCGCCACCGGGGGTGCAGGCACCTCCGGGCAGGGATCGAACGGGGGTTCCTCGTTTGCGGTCGGGTCACCGGCGCAGAACCGGGCCGGGGGCGGCGGCGGCGGTAAGGGTGCGACCGGGACCACGGCCACATCGAAACATGGTGGGGACGGTGGGGCCGGGTTCGACGCATCCGCCCTGCTGGGTACCACTGTCGGGGTGTCGGGGTGGTTCGGAGGCGGCGGCGGCGGCGGCACGAACGAGAGCACCGCGAACGGTGCCGTTGCAGGTGTCGGTGGGCAGGGTGGGGGCGGGGCCGGGGCGAACACGATCCCGGTGAGCGGGGGCGGGACCGCGACCGCGGGCACCGCCGACACGGGCGGCGGCGGCGGCGGGTGCGCAGGTAATCAGAATGGTGCGAACCCGACCGGGTATCCGGGTGCCGGCGGTACGGGTGTCGTCATCGTCCGCTACACGACGCCGGCCGCGCCCGGTGTGCCCACATCGGTGGCCGGTACGCCGGGGGTGACCACCGCGGACCTGTCATGGTCCGCCCCCGCGTCGGGTGGCCCCGTGACGTCGTATGAGGTGCGCATCGATGCGGGGACGCCGGTTACCGCAACGTCTCCGCACACGTTCACCGGCCTTACCTCGGAGACCAGCTACACGTTGGAGGTGCGCGCGGTCGGGCCGGGCGGTTCCTCCTCCTGGGTGTCCGTGTCCGTGACCACGTTGGAGGATGTCCCGTATCGGATCCGGGTCACCGTCGGTGACCACGTGTGGGACTGCACCTACGGGGACACCCCCGACTACGGGCCCACCCTCCCGCTGACGATCGAGTGGCAGATCCCCGAATCCGCCGATTTCTTCCCCGCCCAGGCGTCCCCGATGACCGCATCGTTCGGGCTCGTGGTCGAATCGGTGGCCGACGTGTCCGATATCGCGTTGATGGACCCGGTTCTCATCGAGATATGGATCCCGGCCGCCGACACGGACCCGTGGCTGTACTTCCCCGGTGTCGTGTCGCAGCTGGATGCGACCGTCGGGCAGGGTGGCCGGAACCTGCTGCAGGTGTTTGTGTCGGACCCGATCTATAACCTGGCCGTGGTGCAGGTCGGGCTGGACCCGCTGACCGAAGAGTCGGAGTTCGACCGGGTGGACGCGATCGCTGCGGACGGGGAGTTCACCACCGACTGGAGCATCAACGTGGGCGCGTCCGGCACCCTCGCGGGCACCACGGCCGGGTCCCCGACCGATGCGTTGACCGCGCTACAAACCACCCTGCGGGACGTGTCCGACCTGAACGATTCGTTCGGGTCCGCTGTGTATGGCCGTGTCGTGTACGCCTACGACCCGACCGACGAGACCTTGTACCTGCGCGTGTTGGACCGGCTGTACTACGAATGGCCGGCCACCCTCGGGGATGACGGGACCCTGCACCGCATCGAAGGGGTGGACGGTTCGCTGGACGGGTGTCTGGTGACGACCGGCGGCACCTGGTCACGCCTGCCGATGGACCGCCCGACCTGGGTGATCGTGGACGGGATCACGTTCGGGACCGCGGACAAACGCTCCGACGTGCTGATCCGCTCCACCTCCTATGTCGATAGCGGGGGTTCCGCGACCGCCCGCGACCGGTTGGGGAACGTGCTGCTCCCGCCGGACGAGGACCCCCAGGCGTGGCGGGCGAACACGTTCCGGTACCTGTCCTGGGGAGACCCGGAACCGGTCCGCGGCTGGTTCGGGCAGGAGACCGCCGGGCCCTGGGTGTCGATGCCGTGGGCGGACGGTGGCATCCGCGGCGTGTTCGTGGAACCCGTCGCGCCGGAGCTCACACTGGACGGGCGGACGTGGCTGTCGGGCACCCTCACCGGGGCCCGGTTCACCCTCCCGCCCGGTGGCCGGCATTACATCGACGTGACCCTCCGCCCGGAGCTATACGAGGTGAACGCGGACGCCATCAGCTCCGGGCCGCTCGAATGGGCCGACGTGGACGCGGCGTTGACCTGGGCCGACCTCGATCCGCTGCTCGCGTGGCGGGACCTACGTCTAGCAGGAGGAACCTGACATGTCCGGCACCACCTCACCCCTCGCTTTTCCCTACCCGACGGATACGGATTTTGTGACGAATGGGGACGAGGCGATCCAATCGCTGGCGGAGGCTCTCGACGACTACCTGGCCGGCGCGGACTCCGCGTTGACCGCGGGGGCGTCCATGACCCTGGGGGCGACGAACCGTGCCTATCGGCGCGGCGGCATGGTGTACATGCTCGTGGACGACTGGACGACCACCGGTTCTATCTCGTCGGGGGCCACGATCGCGACCCTGCCGGCCGGGTATCGGCCGTCGGTCGCGCTGCGCGGCACCTGCAGCAATTTCACCGACTCCACCCCGGTGGCGTTGATCCTGAACACGAACGGGACCGTGGTCACCTCGAACGCCATCGGGTCCGGCAAGATCCTCAAGGGCGGGGTCACGTTCCCCATCTAAGGGGCGGCTTTGTCATGGTGAATGATGCGGAGACCACGGCCCGCCACGCGGAAGCCGACCAGCTGAACCCGGTCGGCATGTGTCTGCAACAGGTCCGCATGTGGGCCGACATCCCGGCCCGGTTCCCCGACGCCGCCACCGCCTGGGCCAACACTGAGGACCGGCACCCTGCGGACCTCGACCCGCCGCGGGGTGCCCTCGCCTACTGGACCGGAGGTAGCGAGGGCCACGGCCACATCGCATGCGCGCTGGGCGGCGGCAAGATCCGCACCACCGACGGCGCCGGCCCCGGCCGCGTCGCAACCCGCCCCCTCTCCTGGGTTCAGGAGGAATGGGGGATGCCCTATGCGGGCTGGGCATGGGACGTGAACGGCGTCACCATCCCGCACGAGGAGGAGGACGACATGACCGAAGCTGAATGGATCAAGCTACGCAAGATCGTGTCGGAGGAGGTAAGGGCCCTGCTTCAGGCGCCGGTAGATAAGCGCGAGCCTAAACCGACCACGGTCCGGCAGGCGCTCCGACTGTCCGCGGACCATGCGCGCGGGTAACCCCCATGGACACGCTGCGCGGCGGCACCTTCAACCTCCGCTACGGCCGCGACCCCCTCCGCGTCAAACGCGAAGTACTCGGCCTCTTCGGCAAGCACCGCCTCGACTTCCTCGCCGTCCAAGAGTTCACCGACTACCGCGACACCTTCCGCGACACCACCGACTACCGCGTCATCCCCTCCGGCGGCCAGTGCGAGTCCGGCACCCTGGTCCGCCGCGGCATCACCGTTGACCGCCGCCAGCAATACATCTACGGGGACGGCTGGACCACCACCCGCGGCGGACGGTTCCCCGCCGCCGTCCACAACGAGGCTCGCCTCGCCGGCTGGCTCTACCTGCGGTCCGTGCACCTGCCCACCCCGTCCTACTGGGCCGACGGACAACTGATGGCACCCGAAGACCGCGCCGACGACCTCCGCGCCACCATGCGTGGCCTCTGGAAATACCTCGCCCACCCCGGGACCCGCAACGCCTGGCTCGCCGCCGGCGACTGGAACGAACCCCCCGGCACCATCGGCCGATGGTCCCCCCGGTGGCTAGCCAGGACCACCGGCAGCCGACTGCGCTGTCCCACCTCCGACGAGGGCCACGGACGCATCGACTACGCCATCGTCAAAGGCGCCCGCATCCCCGACATCTACAAGGACACCGTCATCCCCGAGCTCTCCGACCACGAACCGGTGATCTTCACGGTGAGGAGATGAACCCGCCATGAGCGCGGAGGCACGCGAGCTCGCGATCGTGGCCGTCATCGCGATCGCACCGCTGGCCGTGGTGCTGCTCGTGGCGCTGCTGCGGTCCTACAACATCACCCTGCACATGCGGCGGCACAACCGCGACAAAGAGTGAGCTCCAAACTCCAAACCATGTGGTTTGTAGTCCCACGGTGCACACGGCCTGATCCTCAAACCAGCGCCACACCTGCGGGTCCGGTCTCATGCCGCCCCGTTGCGGCGGGACACGTCCTCAACCATCCGACGCGCCGCATCGGAGGGCACCTGCACATAGCGGCGGGTTGTCTCCGGGGAGGCGTGGCCCAGGACCGCCTGCAGGGTGAACACGTCCCGGTCGGTCTGATAGGCCATCGTGGCGAACCGGTGTCGCAGGGAATGCATTCCGTAGCCGTCGAGCAGCTGCCGGATCAGGGTTCCCACCCACCGGGGTGACAGGTGGCCGGCGTCGTTGCCGGGAAAAGCGAATCCCTCCGGCAGCCGGCGGAGCTCGAGCGCGAGGGAGGCCGGTAGCGGGACCAGCCGCACCTTGCGGCCCTTGCCGTGTACGACCAGCGACCAGCCGCCCAAGTCTTGCTCTAGGTCACGGGTGTGGACCTGGGCGACTTCGGCACGGCGCAGCCCGCACTCCGCGGCAAGCCGAAGCATGAGGTGGGCCCGGGGGTCCGCGGCGAGCCTCGCGCGACGGTAGATCAGGTCCGGGGTGGGCCGCGGGTTGGGTCTCATGGCCCGAACCGGCGGCAAACCCTCCGCCGGGTTGTGTGAGAGCCATCCTAAGGCGACTGCCCACCGGTAGAAGACCCGCACAGTGGTGCGGACGCTCCTGCGACGCTCCTGGGACCAATCCGCGTCGGCCAACCATGCGAACAGGTCGGCCGTGGTCACTTCCCAAGGTCCGGCGTCGGTATGTCTGCCCAGCAGGCTCAGCTGGTCGTGTCGGAGTCGGATGGTGGAGGGCGCCTTGCCGGCGACCCGCTGCGCGGCCGAGAAATCATCAATGGCCCGTACCCAGGCCGGGGAAAGGCTCGCAGGCATGACCGGTTCTACCGTCGCGCGCTACGCGGCCGCTAGGGCGACAGGCACCCAATCAGAAGGTTTGGGGTTCGAATCCCTACGGGCGCGCACCAGCACGTCCGGCCACCAGTCGGTGGACATGAGAACCCCCGGCTCCACGCCCAGGAAGTCGCTGACCGCGTCCACATCGGCCACCGACCAGCCGTTGCGGCCGGTGAGCTTCGCTTGCATCCACTGCCGGGTCCGGCCGACACTCTGGGCTATGGCGGCCGGCGACGTGCCCCGGGCCGCCGCTAGCAGCCGCACGTTCGCACTCACCTGCTCTTGCAACGTCACATGGCAACCGTAGCAACCTGCGCGGCGTCGGTGTGTCGCTGTTTACAAAGACAACGTGACGCTGACATGTTGTGCGGGTGCGCCATCTAGACCTGTTGACGCTGCAAGAGACCGCGGAGCTCCTGGGCAAGAAACCGGAGCTCCTGCGGACCTGGCGCCACCGCGGCATCGGTCCCCGTTCCTCCAAGATCGGCCGCACCGTGGTCTACCTGCGCGGCGACGTCGAGGAATGGCAGCGGCTACACCAGCCGGAGGCCGAAACCGCATGAGTCCCTGGTACGACCGGCCCGACGGCCGCCCCCGCAACCTCACCACCGATCTCGTCACCCTCAACGGCGCGCAGTGGTTCCTGCGCTGTTCCGAGACCGAGGTACTCGCTCATGTGGCCCGCGGCCACCTGAGCCTGGTGGGCCATAGACACCACATGCTCCGCGCCGACGAGCTCCGCGCCCTACGGGGTCGGCTGCCACGACTTGGGCGGGGTGACTGGCTGAAATAAACAGGTGGCCGGCTCCCTCATGCATAGGGGCCGGCCAGTCCTGACAAACACTGCTCAGTGCGCAACGAGCGGTCACAGGTTACCAATCTAGGTAACTCCGAATAGCCGACACTCCGATGGGAGGGCCGGCCGGAGGAGTTACCGGGTGGGCTCTGCGATGGATGGGGATAAGCCCGACCGGAGCGAAGCGGAGGGAGGGCGCCACAGGTATGCCCTAAGTCGCCACGCCCGAAAGAGGAAAGCCCCCATGAGAATAGAACCGACGCACACACTGATGGACATGTTGCTGACCGAGCCCGGGTCACGCATCGATGGCCCGACGGAGGACGTGCTGCGGGTCATCTTCGAGTCCACCTGGTATCTGCTCCGCGAGTCCACGACGGACGACCTGGCCGACGACGCGGCAATGCGGCTGGTCGGCCGACTCCACGAATCGTTGCGAATCCATGGCTACATCGTCCGCGACTTCGCAGGCTGACTCATACGCCTGGCCCATGTGTACCGAACCGGGCTGCGACCATGTCCGGACCTGGTCGAGCCTGGCACAGGCACAGCTGGCCGAGGCCCGGTTCACCGACGTCCTGGACGAATGGGTGGACCACCTGACCGGACTGTCCGCCTGCGCCTGCCACCCGTACCCGTTCGCGTCGGCCCGGTTCCCCTGCGACACCTACACCGCCCGGGGCCGGCGCCGATGACTGCCGCCCCGACCTGCAACAGGTGCCAGCACCGGCACCTACGAACCCTCCCGTGCTGGTCGGGGCGGTACGTCGCCCAGCTGCGAGCCCTGGTGCTGTCCACCTACGGCGACACCTGCTGCCACTGCGGGGTTGCACATGCCCGGTCGGTTGAGCATGTGCAACCCCGCAGTGCCGGCGGGACCGACGCCCTGACCAACCTGCGCCCCGCACACCTGGCCTGCAACATCGCCCGCGGCACCCGACCCATGCCCGGCTGGGGACTGGACCCGATCGCCGTAGAAGTCAGTCCCCGGTGGTGAGCGGTGCGGGCGCGGGTATGGGCCATCGTGTGCGGGTCAACGGTGGTGGGGGGGGGGGCGCTGTCCGGGCTGTCGCCGGCGGTTCTCCGTGCGGAGTTTCTGACCGACCCCCACCCCGGGCGGAAGGCAAGCCTGCCGTGTGTGTCCCCGGGGAACGGGGGGGACCAACCGGGATCATTCGAACATGCGTTCGAATGATGACGACGAGCCGCTGTTCGCCGCGGACGGGCCGCGGCATCCGCACGGCCGGGTCCGGAAGGGTCTGGACGCCGACGTCAACG